CCTGCAGATGCATTACTAAAGTAGCTATATGTGTCAACGTTGTCCGCTCTAATTACTCTCCAACGATCAAATGTCTGATCGTAACGTAATCCAAAACTACGTCTTGCGGCAATTTCTTTGATAATTTCAACTTTTTCAGTTGGTGCAAATATAGTACGCAATGCAGGGAACCATGATTCGATATCAATTGTATCAGTGATAGTATTAATAAATACTGCCCCTTGTCCATTTGCACGGAGGCCAGTATTTGTACCAGCAACGTTACCAACGCCAAGGCCTTCACGATAAACGTCAAGGATCTTGCTCCACTGTCCCGAACGTGTTTTAATCAAAGTATCTTTTTTAATTGTTCTAAATTTCAAGTCAGGTGTGCCGCGGCCAACTCGCAATGGGACACCAGTGCCGGCAACAGCAAAGTGCCCATTGGTAGTAGCATTGTTTGAATCTACTTTTACCCAGCTAATTGCAGTCTCGGGTACTACTACATCATATTTCTTGTAATATAACTGATGCAGCATCCTGTCCAATAATGAATTTTCAATCCAGTTAAAAATTTCAGACTTGCCGTTTGCATCTGTACGTGTGTCGTCTGCTGTAATTTCAGTCGCATAGATAAATCCATCGTCTGCTAATGTAATAACTGGACGGTATGTACCAGTTGGATCGGATAAGTCTGCATAAACACTCTGCCCTGCGTGTGTTCTATTAATAGCTTTAATCTTGGCAATTCCGCTTACTTTACCTTCTGGATAGATATTATAGTCGCTTGCGGTAATCATTCGATCCTGGCTTGCCGCAGTTTTGCTAGCACGATTTTTAATCTGGCTAATTGATTCACTTGCTGTACTGCTTACTGAATCAATTAGCTCTAATGTTATAAGTAGATCTTGTTCATTCAATGACGTATCGATGTAACGAAGCACTAACTGTAAACCTGCCACATCATGTTTGCCAATTGTTAAAATCTCATTGGCACTTTCTCTATACCAAATTCTAATATTACCAGTGGGAATATCAGCGAATGCGTCGTCACCAAATTTCAATGATACTGCATCATTTTCTCTGGCAATAATCTCGTACACTTTGCGATCGTCCTTACCAACTCCATTGAATATGATGTTCTTTCCAATTGTATTAGGCACTGCTGTCCAATTGAATAACACTTCACCATTGGCTGAAATACTTTGTACCCACACATCTGTTTCGTTGATATTAGTGCCGTTCAAATCAATGACACGATTCTCAACTTTTGTATCCAATACATAGTCTTCGAACTTTAAGCTGCCCTGTTTGAATAAGAAAAACCAGCCGTTTGATAGTGACGAGTAGCCAGTGCCATCATTGTTAAACAATGTAGTCAAGTATCCATATGGGTTAGGTAAGCCTTCGACTGCTAATTCAGTAACTGCATCAATTTCAGCTGGTACAAGTTCGCATGAATAGCTATTATTATTTTTAGCAGTAATAGTAAATGGTTCAACCATAGTGCGTGTTTCGGGCTGGTCAATTTGATACAACTGTCTCGACACTCCATTTGACACAATAGAACTTACAGGACGGCCAATGGGATTAGACTTATTCAATACTTGGTTTAAAATTACAGTAAATTGCTCATTGAAGTCTGAATTCAATGGATCGCCCCAGACAATAGTTTGTCCAGCAAGGTTAGTTCCTTTACTGTCGTAAAGATTCTGAGTTGTATTAATTGCACTAATGCGTAAAAAGCCTGACGCTGCACCGTTGCGGAATGGCTTGTAGCCAAGTTGGCGAGCAATGCTTAGAATGTTCCCGCGAACTTCAGCAGTTTCAAGGAATGTCTCACGTAAGTTTAAATCAGCACGGAATGCTAAGTTCTGGCCAATGAAAGCCATCATATCAATGATAGCAACATACTCACTGGAGTTAATAAAGTCGTTAAAATCTTCTGGATAATTTGTCTTAACGTGATCTAATAGCGTAGTGCGTAAACTTTCAAAGTCGTATGCTTTAAAGTCAGCATTTACTAGATAGCGATAGTTGTTTAGCCAGCCTTCTGCGGCATATAGTTGTCCAAGGCGTCGAGTCTGACTCATAATGTGTTAGTTCCTTTATCGTATGTCAATGGTAATGTCACTGTTTCTTCAGTTGGCAAGTAGGTTACCACTACATTAATGTTTAGTGCGTTTGGTCCTTCTGTAATTGTTACACTCTGTAACAACCAGCGTGGATCATTTTTAATAATTGAACGTACATCAGCATCAATTAAATTAATTGTGATATCGTCAAGCGGCTCAAATAACATATCCCACACAATACTACCAAAGGTTGGCATCATAATGCGTTCGCCTTTGCGAGTATTGAAGTGGTTTAATAAGTCTTGTCTTGCCAAGTCTAAATCATAGCGAACAGGACTAAGAAAACTTGTCCCTATTGAGCTATAACCGCGGAATTTTGATATGTAACGTGCCATACACCTATTTAGCGCACGCCAATATACTGGGTGTTATCAACCTGGGTCAGCTAGTTTTAGTTGGTGCACCTGGTGGATAGTTGCTTCCGGTATGCGGTTCACCATACTTGTCGCGCAACTGAGTTAGTGTCAAGTTAGATCCAGTTGGAATGTTACCGGTATTCAAATAGCAGCTTCGTTCCCATTGGTTAGCTTGTTGTGCAGTCGGCTTTCCATATGCTGCGTCAGATTTTGCACCTGTTTTTGGTCCGTTACCTAATGCAGTTGGCCACGGGTCTCTTGGATTGCGTGCTTTATTATTTTTAATAGCAACTTCATCAGACTTGACACCAGCTGCCATTAATTGTGATTGTGTTTGACTACGAGTATCAGCATTTGCTTCTCCGGTCATTGCATATTTTGCTTCTGCATTACGTTGATTGGCACTATTTGAATAGCTGCTATTTGCCCAAATTTTTGCAATATCTGCATTAGTAGGTTTACCGTCGGCTTGAGCAGCACCACTGGCAACAAGTGCTTCTGCCATCTTATTTGCAGCCGACGGATTCCCGTATGCTGCCATAATTAATGCATCAATTTGAGACTGCGTAATGCATACGTTTTTACCATCCTTTGCTTTATTCAGGGTATTAAGTACTGCTGGTGCAACATGCCTATCAACAATTTGTCGGCTTGCTAAACGTGCTTCGGCTTCACTTGGGCCTGCAATTAATGCTTGTTTTAAGCTGTCATCGATTTTACTTGCAGAATTGCTTGGTCCCCAAATATCAACGCGAGTACCGTAACCTACACTGTATCCTTGGAAGTCACTATACATCATGCCGCGATATGCTTCTCGACTCTTCATCATGTTAAACGCATCATCACTTAATCTATTTTGTGTTACATCAGGTACGCATGCGATGGCATCAGTTTTTTCTGGTGGTGGTTTATCTTCGTAGCTTTCTGGTGCAGGAGAAATATTATTTTCCGGAACTGGATTAGTTCCAACAGGGACTGTTGGTTGCTCGCCATCTCTGACCGCATGTCCACCGTATGGTTCAGCTTCTGGTACTCTACCTGCAATGCTTTTGCCAATGGTTGCATTTGTAACTAAGCTATTTTCAACTGGTAGTGCTGCACGGTCAGCAGCCGGGCCGTTTATATCAACTCGTTGCCCAGTTATTTTAAATTGGCTGTCTGCTAGAATATTCATATTCTGGTTTGTACTAAGTTTCATCCCAGTAGTGCCTGTAATGTTTACTACTTCGCAGGCTTCTGCAACAAGATTTGCGCCAGCTCGTCCATCTATATTGTTAACAGCTTCCATGTTAATGTTATTGCCAGCACGTAGGTTAATACTACCTTCTGCGTTGACACTAAAATCGCCAGCAGCATACAAGTCAACGTTGCCGTCGGCATCTAATTGGAACCAAGCATTACCACTGGCATTGATCATATAGATAAATCCACCATCGTTGTCCATGATGAACGTATTGCCGGAGTTAGTGCGTAAACGTATTTGACCGCTATGCCCTTTCTCACCATCATCCATTACGAACTGGTGCTGTCCCGGGGTTAGAATGCCGTACCCTTTACCTGGATGCTTATCTACATTTCTAAAAGGACCAGCATTGATGTGGCCGCGGCGAAGATCTTTTTCCAATCCCTGTCGCTTAACAATATCACTTTGAGGATGTTCAGGACGATGCTCCGGCTGCGGATCTTTTAAATTATAACGATTGCGTTCTGCTACTGGCGCAGTGTTACCGTCATGTGTTGCTCCTGATGCAACTGCTGGAATTGCATGAGTGTGTCCATCGTGTGGTAAACATGCCCACCAAATACCTTGGTGCAACTCTCCGTTAATAAAGCCACAGATTACTTGTACATTAAGATCTGGCGGAACCATCCACATACCATAACTTTGATTTGTTTGTTTAAACTTTGTTGCGTCAATTGCTTGTGATTCAACTGAGGTAGAGCTTGCTCCTGCCATTGGCGGGCAGTATCTAACAGTATGCCACGAGCTTGAATCGTTTGGATTTGCTGAACTAAGCTGCGGAATCCATACCCGTAGTCGACCGAGACCATCTTTATCTATATTTTCTTTAACTGTACCAATATAGATACCAAACTTTTTATTCCCTGCACCGCCACCTGCATTGCCACCGTACGTATTTGCTGTTGCCATGTTATTTCTTCTCTTTAGCGTTTGCTGTGCCAGCCGTTTTTGGCCCAACTCCGGATGCATTCTTTTGTCCAGATGAAGCTGTTGTTGGAGTACCAACCATTTTGCCTACCCACGGATTAGATAAGTTTTCTCTAACACATTTCAAATGAGTTGTAAATCTACCTTTGGTAAACTTGTTTGTAATTTCAATGACTGAGTACACACCAGACACTGCATCTGATTTACGCAACGCCATTCGGTCTTGTTTGTCAATGTCAGCTGATGGCACTTGTGCTTCGAAATAAATGTACGATAACCATGTATGCGTACTTGCTGATTTTCGCTTTTCGGCCATTGTTTCTTCTGTTAATTGTTTAGCTTCGTATTCCCAAACATCATCAGTCCATGGTGGACCACCCTTGGCACCCGGGACTTGCAGTAACCAATACGGATCGCCAACTACTTCCAATTCTAAATTGAACATATCACCTGACGCTGCCTGATTATTTGCAACTTGTCGATAAATGCTGTATTCCTGCGCACTTTCTTGGTACACTGCACTTTGACTGCTTGCTTGATCTACGGTTGTATTCATATGCTGGAACTGTGGCATGTGTGGGTACCAGCCTGGTTTAGGATCAATCCCAGTCCCTTGGTTGTACGGCATGTCTTCGGCATAATACACAGTATTAGTCGGGTTAATTGGCTGCACTTCTCTTGCGTCATTGCAATTTATAACTTTAGAGTTATTACTTGCATTGGATTTTTTACTTGCTGTAGGTTGTGTTGCAGTTGCTGATATAGGTTTGCCATCTTTGTTAATCCACAGTGGACGTACATTACGCCATAGGTAATCAATCCTAATGTCAGCATTAATAACTTCTGTATTTTCACCCGTGTAGATCCACTTGTACACTTTTCTTAATAAGCCCTTGGCAATCCAATTTTGTACACGCTTATCTCGCTGAGCAGGATCTTGTGCGTCTTTATATTCTTGCGGGCTTACTGCATTTCTGCCGTCTTCGCGAGTTGTGATAAAATAATGAACTTCTTTAGCAACTGCTCCTAATTTAGGATCATATGCTTGCAACTTGCCTTTGGCAATATCCTTACAGCCAGGAATAATTGCAAATGATTTAATTGCAATATCTGCTGTGTCAGGTTTTGTGTCGGGACTATTGAAATCTTTCTTCTTAGGAATTTGATGTAGAAACTTTAACACTTCTTCGCTGTTTGGCATTGCTCCAAGTATAAATGTCTGTATGCTTGTGCCTGGTTGAGCTTGAATTTCACCCTTGAACATGCCCCACTTGGCTGCAAAGTTTCCAACCATACCGTAACTATATTTTAAGTTAGCGATATCCTTGTGTGCAGTAATAACATATTTGTGCGGCTCGCATCGCATTCCAGATTTTACTTTTTCAGCTTCTCGCTTGTTTAATGCATCAGCTAACTGTTTACAAAAGTCGCCAATGGTTTCTGGTTTTCCATCCATACGGAAACCTTGTTCTAATCTTGTAAAGTCAGTTAATGTAGATGAAGCATCAGACGGCATTAGTTCAAAGTCATATACACTACCTTTGTAGTCTAATTTCATTTTTAATTCGTTGATAGTAACATACCAACGAAATATCATTTCCTCATCTTGCCAGCCTTTGCATGTTTCAGGCAAATCAGAATCAGTGTTAGTTCCTACAAATGAAATTTCAAATAAGAAAGTTGCACTGTTATTAGAGTAACCCAATTGCATTGCAGCCAGACTCATTGCTTCGATCAATCGGCCGCCAACTGGCTCAACAAGTTTACCAACAAACTTAATTGGCATTTGCGTTAAGTAATCACCAGACTTATTTCCAGTGCCAGCGGCATTCATAGTAAGTTCTTCCATGAACACAGAGCCTGTGCCACCAGTTTCCCAAATTACGATTCCTTTTTTGTAATCGTATTTTCGCTCTGGACGAGCATTGGTAGACTCTGTCACTGGCATCATTGTTAAGCGAGTGTTATACGTCGCATTGCGATAGTTTTGTAAAGGGTTATAATGAATTTCCGGCAAGCCGATGTTATCATTATAAGTTGGTTTTGTTGCTGCCATTAAATTATTCCGTCAAGGTCAGCTCTGGACAGCACAAGCAAAGACATTCCAGCTTTTAAATCACGTATAGGATCTTTAAGAGAATTTCTGTTTAACATAACTATCAGCCACCAGTAACTGCTGTTGTCATACAGTGCATAACTTAGCAAGTCTGGACGATATTGACACTTTGGGTCTACAGTAACAACTACTGGCACTTTGCCGCCGACTAATTTTGCCATGTCTGGAAACTTTGCAAGGTCGAGATAAAAGTCGACCATTGGTGTTTCAGCGTATTGATTTTTTCCAGTTGTTTCCATTATACGTATCCATCCCCTAAAAGTTTTCCAGTGAAA